TTTGGAGAAAGATCAGTTTGATCATAAATCTTGATCACTTTCCAGTCAATAACCCCAGAAATTCTAAGAGCATAGGCGATCCACTCGCTACAATACCACTTGTTTTTACGCTTAATATTAAAAGGAAGAAACTGTGATAAGATCATACCGATCCAATCATATTTACACTGTTTTGTTTCTTCAAAAAAATCTAAAATAATCTCTTTTTGATTCTCATTAATTTCTAAAGATACGAAATCCCACTTATCTAAGTCAAAATCAGTTTTGGTTCTGGTGGCCACCTCTCCGGTCAAGAAAGGACTAATACTAATCCACGTGTAATTGTCAGGCATTACTAATTCGGCATGGCTATACGGACTTTGTGTCCACCAGCGTACAATACGATTTTGCCAAGTTCCCTTAGCTTTAAAAAAAGCCACTTTAACCTTCATAAATAAAAACTCCTCATTAATAACTATAACATGTTTATTAATGAGGAGAAATATAAAATTTATTTATTTTTTAACTGGCGATCTCAACAACCTCAACTTCAAAAGTAAGATCTTCACCAGCAAGAGGATGATTCATATCCAAAGTCACTTCATCATCAGTAAATGATTCAATTTTAGCGAAAACCGGAGAACCTACAGGTGAGGTACCTTGAACCTCCCCACCAACTTCAAAGAGATAGTCAGGCGGAAATTGTGTTTTAGGAACGGTATTGCGCGCTTCAGGATTAGGGAGACCATAAGCCTCTTGCGAAGAGAGAGTAAACGATTTTGTTTCCCCTTCTTTCATTCCTACGATTTGAGTTTCAAATGCAGGAAGTAACCGATTTTCTCCTGTTGTAAAGGTAATAGGAGTACCCCGCATGCGGGAACTATCAAACTCAGTACCATCAGTTAGGGTACCGGTATAGTGGATTTTTACGTTGTTTCCAACTGTTACTGTCTTCATTTATTTTTTCCTTTGTTGTTATTATGTCGACTGGTGACGGCAATTTCTACTTCTTCTGTTGGTAAACCCATTTCTTCTTTAAGAGTCCAAAGGGTCTTTTCAATTTCATCTGTTACTTCGCAATCTAGATCTTCTTCAATCTCATACGTCTTTCCGTTAGAATAGTATATGCGATTTTTAATGTTTTGTATAAATTTATTCATGTATTTAATTAATCTCCACTGTTCTTATTGCTCTATAAATATAACCATTTTTTATTAAATGTCAATGTTTTTTTAAATAATTGTGATCGGCTTAAAGAATTTCTTCACTATCAAATCCTATTCTAAGGGAATGTTTTGAATGATATATTCCATTTCCCCAGTCGAGGGGTCGATGCGCACTTCTATAGTGGGAGAGGTAGGAGGAATCACTGGAAACGCGGTGCACCGCACTATAGTCATATCTTCTGTTTTCCGAACGTAAATATTATCTCCCACTGAAGCCTCACACGGCACTAGAATGCTGGGCATTACAATATTATAAGACACGCTGTTTTCACCTTCGAATACAATATGTACAACATCATTTTCAATTTTGTTTATGGTACCGGGGGTGGCTAGTGCTGTTGATAAAAATAATAAATTAAGCATTTTCTAAATGGTGGAGACGGCGGGAGTCGAACCCGCGTCCACAATAAGTCTAATTGTAGTCATTCACAAGTTTAGTTGATTTTTACCGGTTTGAGGGCCGGCCTCCACTATCTGAAAATCAACAAAAGCGGGGTGATTAATCGACTGGCAAGCTAAACCCTCACCTCTTCCAATCGATGGGTTTTTATTTTTACAACTTCATTGTTGTTTTTGCTCAAATTGGATAGAAGGCTTTGAGCGGCCTCCCGATTAAGCTGCTAACGCAGCTGCTTCGAAATGGTTGTTGTTATTTGCAACTATTGTTTTTGAACTGTTAAGGTCGTATCTAACCTACTTGCACTATTCCTCTTTCTTACCCTGTCGAATCCTTTTCGTCCCCTTATATTTCTTTACTATAGCACCCATGGGAGTGCCGTCTTCGGCATCAAGCCATATAACTGTCTCTTTCTTACTTTCTTCTTTTACAATTTTTGAATGTTTAATTTCTTTTTTAGCTTTCTTTAAGGCGGCTGCTTCAGTACTGTGAGTACTTATTAAGTCTCCTTGAATAAAGCGTCCATTCCATTTATATACTTTCCAGCTCATTTTCTTTCTCTTTAAAATAACTATTAACCTTATATCGGCTCAGAGCTTTTTTAAAATCATTATAGGTTAATCCTAAAAATCTTGCTGCGTCTTTTTTAGATTGAGTGTGCGAGATAGCAAATTTGAGTAAAGCCTCTTTGAATATATTTTGGCTTTTTTGCCAGAGATTAAAACCATATAATCGATTTTTCATATGGCTAGCTGACAATTCTAATTTAACTGCAATAAGATCTTCAAGACTAAGGTTAGATATTAAGATCAAAGTACTATCATTTAATTTGTTTTGATCTTTTAATTTAGTTATGATACTATCATTGATAGTTGTTGAAAGTTTTTGTTTGTTTGCCATCACATAACCACCACATATATAATATAATAAAAAATCAGAAGCTTGTCAAGTACTTTTTTTTTATTTTTTATAATTCGAATTCAATTTCTTCTTCATCTTCACTTCCGGCCGCGGCCTCGCCGGCGTTTTGTGCAGTGTCATAGGCTTGATTCGAAGGTTCTGTTGCTGTTGAATCTAATTCACCTTCAAATTTATCAAAATACAATTTAAGGTTAGCAATTAAATAGTCATAGAACAACTCCTGATCTTCAGGATCGGACAAAAGTTCATAAGAATCGATGACTGCGGTTTCAATTTTTTTGAATGACTGATAGGCCATATTGCGACCAGTTTCATCACCTTCTACTCCAGTGCCAAATTCATCTCGTTCATCAGGGCTTTCTTCTTCTTCTTCAGCTTTTTTTTCGGCATCGGTGCGAATGTCGATAAATTTTTCATCATCTCCGCCTACTGTGATGTCAATTTCTTCGTCAAGATCTTTTATGTCATCTTCAGCATCATTATTTAAGATGGCCGGTGTTAGCGTATTAACTACAGCATTAATAATATGCGCTCGGAAAGAAGCTCGTTGATCTTTATTTGTGGTTAAAGACTTGTAATCTGTTTCTAAAACTGGTACAATCTTCTTAAGAAGTTCTTCCAATACATTAATTCCGGTAGACTTATTTGGAGTAGGATCAATGTCGGGAGTACCGCGCTCGTTGATTATTTGTTCGTGTTCAAATATGGCTAAGTCTTGAATCAAATCGCGTAATTGGTCTTCTTCAACTAATTTTTTGTTTTTAACAATTTGAATTAGATTTTGTATATTTTCTCTTAAGGTTTGTTCATCTTGGTTCATCTTAATATGCCTCTTTCCATAATTAGTCTCATAACTTCATCTATAGTATTATTTTCTGCAAGCCCTAAAGTTCTCGTTATAAGTTTACTTCTTTCTTTTTCTTTTTTATTATCTTTTTTGATTTCTCGGCCATTAACCCATGGGCTACCATCCGAGCCTACTGCTGGACCTTCGTTAGAACCACCAGCAGCTGTGCTTGTTTCGTTCACTTGTGTACCTACACCTAATATTGAAAGCAAATCAGATACATTTTCTTCGCCAATAAATTCTTCTAATTCTTCAAGCGCGCTAGCGTCATTTTCGGCCGCCCCAATTAAACGTCGCATGTCTGTAGCGCTAAAAGGTTCTCCATTAGGACGGGTTGCCGGCAAAACTGCAGATTGCTGGGGATTTATGAGATTTACTCCATCTTTGATATATTTTTGAGCACCTTCCCAACGTTTCCAGTCGCACCCTTTCTGACTACAACCCAAAATAACATTCGTGCCGGCTTCAAGAGGTCCATCACGACCCACATATTCATAGGCTGCTGATAATGGAGATGCATGATCGGAAATCTGAATGTCTACATTTGACATACCATCAGTTAACAGTTCCCAAATCTTAAGTGAATCATCCGCGGTAATTTCGCGGCCATTTGGTAATTTCCGCCCGCCACGTGTTGGGCGCGAGATCAATACGATCACCTCATCTGCTATATCTGCATATTCTCGCACCATTGCTAAATGTCCATTATGCGGCGGCTTAAATGCGCCAGGAACCAGAGCTATTGTTTTGGGAAAATCGACATCTACAACAGGATCCTCATCTTCGTCTTCTACTTCTTCAACCAAATTGTGTGCGTAAGTAATAATGGCATTATAAATGGTCGCCATGGCGTTTTCTTGGCTCACAATTTCTATAATGGGTACACCCGCCAGAATATCTTTATAAACCAGCTGAGGAGGCTTCTGGTACGCATGGCCGGCATCTTTAATCTCTTCGAGCCATTCCGATAGAGTTTTTGTGATTTGTTTGTCGGGAGATACTTGGATAGTAAAATCATTTGACTTTTTCACTGTATGCTCTTGTACAAACTTAGAAGATTTATCTATCGCAAAATTTGCACGACTGAATTCCAGTCGATCGACAAACTTAACTCCATTTCCCACATGATCTACCGCCACATAGCCTTCCGGATTGGTAGCTACCAAATCCCCTGAACCATCGTCGACGAAATGTTTCGTGTTATAAACAGCGTTGTTATATTTTTCAATAAAAATGTTCTTCGCTTCAAATAAAAGCCGAGATACTCGGAAAAGATTAAGAATATCTTCCTTTTTGCTTTCAAATAATTGTAAGGTTTGTGCTTGCTGTCCACGCTTTCGCTCTTGACCCCTACTAGTTTTTAATTTATTAATGGCTGTATCACTGCGTTCTGTATACCAGTTAACAAATCCTTCAAAAGAGTTTTCAGGACTTTCTATGAATTGTCCCGCTTTAATTTCGCTATTAATATAAATATTGAGCATTGCCATCGGCAAATCATCATAATTTATCTTTTCGTTTACTGTATCGGCCGTTTCAACTAAACTAATAATTCGCTGTTCTTCGTCTTCAGTCAGAGTTACTGTGCCCGTGTCATCGGTAAAGAATGCATCGTCAAACCAGATGCCTGGTACTCTATTCAGATTACTTACATCCGCACCAAAACTGGCGCCACTCTCTAAACTGTCATAAGTCGTATGGAAAACAATGCCAAATTTCGATTGTCCGATTTCTTGACCAAGCTTGGAATTTACAGGAACCGCGTATACGATGGTATTTGGCTTAAACCGATAGTGTGGCTCTCCACCAATATTAACCACATCTAACATTCCATCATCAAACATAAAATCACCTTGTAGAATATTAGTAATTCCAAGTTGAGGTAAATATTTTAATGCTTTTGTTAATTTATCAACGAGGCCAGGGGCATGCCCATGGTTTTTTATTATATCTTCTTCGGTGTAATTTATTTTTGGAACTTTATTAAAAATAGATTTAGTACCAACAAAAAATTTACCATTTTCAGGATTAATCCCGGCAAATATAGCTGGTGCGCCATCCCATTTGACTGATGTCTGTATCTCAGAGCTAGAATTCCCTTTAAGTGTTTCAAGAAGCTCTAACAGAAAAGCCCGGGCCATCTCATAGCCCTTCGGTCCCTGGGTTAGTACTAATTCTTCAAGATGGGTGAGATGTGTATTCGCATTACCCATTTAATCTTCCTTATTCTCTTCTAAGAGGTTCAGCTTTTCTTGGAGGGACATATTCTCATTTAAGATTTTACGTGCAAAGCGCCGCACTTCACGTACATGCTGTTTTGCAAGTACAATTCGACGTTCGTCCGCTAGCGTGCGAGGTTTAAGATTATTAATAATCTCTTGTAAACCTTGAATATAAGTAAAAATACTCTTTTCATCTAAACTCTCATTAAGCAGAAAGTTTTTCCATTCTGAATCTAATGACATACCGGTCTCCTCCACTGTTGTTAATAACAGCTGGTGTATAAATTTCGTTCTAAGTTTTTTAAGCTTAAAATTATATACAACTTTTACTCACTTCCTGTTTTCCTTGTAGATGCGTACTGCTTTCTCTAGAACTTCAGAAAGCTGCTTCTTCGAGAGTCCCGACTTTTGAAGTTTAGCTACAGCTTCACGTAAGCGTGGATCATCTGTGCGTGTGCTTGGTCCTTTACGACCGCGAGCCCTACGCTCATCAATATCACCTTCTTCAAGAGATTCATGATCTTCTTCATAATCACGATCGCCTCTAAGTGCACGTAAGTGTTTTTCAATTGCATCGATATGATCTTCGTCATTCCAAGCATTATGCTCATCATGCTCTTTCTCGTCATAACCGCTATCTTCGTTTACATAGTCGGGCCGCGATTTGCTTTGGTCGCCTTTTCTGGCACCACCTTCATCAATATCCTTTAGTCCTTCTTCTTCACGCTTACTGTCGGCTTTACCTTCAGTTTCTTCTTCAGCTTCTTTATTGTCGCGACCACCGTGATCGATTCCTGAGCCGGTTCTTTCTTCACTAAGATTCTCTAAATTAAACCCGAAACCCCAGGCTTCGGCCAGGAGATTTTTGATTTCCCCATTTTTCCAGTTTTTTGTAGACATTGAACTTTTATCTCCTTTTTGTAAATGTTCGTAGTAAATAGTCTCTTTGAGAGAGTCTTCCCAATCTCTAAAAACTATTGATGCTTTATATGCTTCAATCTCCATAGTTCTCATATGAGGATCGCGTTGTGCATAACCTTGTTCACCCATCTTTTCGGTGTCGTCAAACTCTCCGTTACATTTTTGGGTGTGATGTTGTAATTCATGCGCCAACGATCGCATAATATCTTTAGGATGTCGTCCCGTGACATAAAGTGTGATGGATTCTTGGTCCGGATCATAAAACCCGGTCTTTCCTAAAGGATTTGATGCATTTTTAGTATCTTGACGCAGAAAAAGCCTTGGAGGACGCGAAAATCCCATTTTTTGTTGTGCAAAGGGCATGAACTGTTTAATTAGGGGCTTTAAAGTATCAATCATCTAAGAATATCTCTTTTTGGTTGTTAGAATACCAAATATACTCTAAATAGTTCCCAAATGGGTCATTGACATATACTCCTATTGTTCCATCACGATGTTCCACTCGAATACCCTCTAATTTCGATAAATTCTCCTTTTTTTCGACTAAAATACCAAAATGTTGGTGCTCGTAATGTTTTTCATCAATTAGGGCAATATTTGTGTTAGAAAGTTTCATTCGGATGTATTTTGGGTCTCGAAAAGTCACTTTTCCATCCAAATGCGTGGTATACCACCTTTCGGCCTCTTCTAGATCCCCGACACGGAGTGCAATGTGGTCTACAAAGCTATTTTCGTGCCCCGTAAAGGCAGAATGATGCTTCCAACACCGCGGTTCATATAATTCTGCCCCTCCCACAGTAATCTCATCTAAATTTTGAACTTTTCTATGAGTGTAATATGCATCAGCCCCACATAAAGTACAAACCGATGCACATTTTTCGATTTTAGTTGCCCATGGAAGCATATATTGCATTTCATCAAATACATTACAATCCGATGATAATTCTAATGATGAAATAACAACAGTTTTGCCTCTTTTAAAGGCTTCAATGAGTTCACTAGCAATATTTGGAATCATAAAAGCCTCATCGACAGCTACTATATCATAATCTGTTATCATAGTGCGAATTTGAGAACCCTTTTCGATGGGATATGCTTTTAAAGTGGCCCCTGAGTGGGTCGAAATCTCATTTTTAGTATATCTTTTATCCATTTTAGGTTTAAAAGCAATAATTTTACGTTTTTGATACGTATATCGATCTAATGCTGCTAATAAACGTGTTGTTTTAGAACTAAACATGGGTCCAGTGAAAATTATAAACTCAGGATTCATCATTATTCTCTACTGGTTGATTTTTATGAGACACAGGACGCAAGCTTAATGTAAAAAACTCCATTTCTCCGACGGCGCCATTTAATGGAATTACGGTTGAGATAGATACAAGCCGATTAGCCTTAAATTCATTTTTCATTTCTAATATCATTCCATAAAAATAGTCCCAGTCGTTTTTGGTTGAATTCCATCGCGACCATTCTACTATATCACCGATATCTAACGAGTGAGCATGAAGTTCACCAAATTCTAGTTTTTTATCCATTATAACTAACTATCCACGCACATATCCCTTGAACCAAAAACTCATCTCTCATTTTAAAAGCTTTTTCTACATCTGTAAAGGGCCCCTCACATGTGTGCGAAAATCCCCTCGGTTTGTCTTCTGTATAAAACACGACATAAACACTTTCTTTAGTATTTGTTTTAAACGGCAGATTGGCATAATGCCTATTCTTCCGATTGGTTAGTCCCTTCATCAACATAAATAGGGGTTTTTTTTATTAAATTATCACTATTTTCATCATTTTTTTTATCTTCACCTAAATGAATAACTCTGCGAGTTCGAGTAGTATAATTAATAATTTCAACAGTAAGGATCTTCTTACGGGGCCGCATCTTCTTGCGCTTCTTACGAGATTTCATTAGAATAATTTTGTGCCACTATGAGCACGAGCAGGGTTACAGCTGTGAATTCATATCCAAAAAAGCCGTAACTTAACCATGCTCCAGCCATAGCAGTTATTGTTTTCCAAAATTTATTGTACGTAAATAACATTAGTCATACTCAGTAATTAATAGTTCTTCTTTATCTATCATAATAATTTTTCCACTTGGTGTATAACCTACATAACGATTTAAGTTATCAGGAATTAGTGTTAAAAGATAGATTTTTATGCCGCGGGGAATTCTAACCATGATCCGCGTAGTAGGTTCAAAACACCAAATGTATCCTTTTCCTAATATAACAGCCTCGGGAAAGAGTTCTCCATCTTCGGGAGATATATCTCCTGAGATCTGTTTTAAAATTTTTTTAAAAGTTTTCTTAGTTAGGGTTTTATAACTCATCACTATTATCTAGTGATTTCTAACAGTGAAATCACCCAC